TCATATAGTGGGTATGTCATCCGCGTCCGTACTGTTGATGAAGAACGTCACCCTGCCCATGACCTCGACCTCTTCCGCTGCGTCGCCCTCTATCGCTTCGCCATCTTCCGTGATTAAAGCCCGCCCCATGACCCGAGCAAACTGAGTGCGGCCGCCGGACAAAATCAGCAGAACCTGATTCTGTACCAGCCTGGTGCACGGTTCGATAACGGCAAAGCCAGACGACGTTTCGAGGATGCGGCTATCGAGGCCGATCCCGCAGATACGCTCCGGTGTTAACCGCTGCTCTACGTAGTCGCCTGCTGGAGATGGAAATCCCATCAGAGCACCCTCCCCATGTTGCGGAGGATCCAGTAGCGATTCTCGCTGCTGTCCGGCGTCTTGTCGGCAAAGTCTGGCTGGTAGTACTTTATCCACTCGTTGGCGTCAGCACGACTGAAATGCCAGTGAACCTTCGCCAGTTTGCGAATAAAGTCATCAGTGCGTAAGCACTGAAATCCTTTCGGGTTTTGCTGTATCGCTGCCGTAAATGCGGCATTAATGTCTTTTATGCGGGGCATGATCTGCACTCCTTTTACTGTTTTTATATACAGTAGTTTTAAAGGCAGTGCAGATCAAGATTTACTGCCGTAAGTATGCGCTATCAGTTTATTCGGCATGCGATCTGCGAGACAGGGGCGCCGGTAGCCGCGGTTGTCACATCTACGCGGAATACCACCTGTGTTGCGTTAAATGAGCTGATGTAAACCGGGGAAAATGCTCCTGGTGCCGTAAATGAACCATGCCTGAGAGTCGCCTGAATCTCCTCTACAGAAGGTGCCCGCCACAACGTGTGAGGGATAGTCACGGTTTTTCCGCCCGTCGAAGTCAGATCAATATTACCAGATCCGATAAAATTGTTGGTCTTAACCGCGCCAGTCCCATCTTTAAACACAGCCTGCATCGTCATCAGTGATGACTTGTTCAGGGCCGGGGTACCGGTCAATCCCTCTGCAAAATTGTTACCGACCCCCACATCACCAGCGGCAATGAAATTTCCAGTAAGGCCGTTTTTTTTGTTTCGCCAGACGAGTGAAACGTTCGAGAAAGTTATCGTGCAGTTGAGCTGATCGCAGTTTTCTGTGGTCACAAGCGCAGCCGATACCAGGCCATCACTACCAACCGAACCAATGCCGACCGATTTTAATTGCCCAATCATGATGCTTACGGCATCAGCAATAAATAAATGTCCGCCCTGAGTTGCAGCCTGTAGATTTGCAACCGTTCCCCAGTTTGCACCGCCGCTGTCAACAATGCCGTCAGCACCGACATCCTGCCCGGATGCCCGACGTATAATAGTGTCAGTTATTACCAGCTTATTAGAGCGGTTGAGAACGAACGGTCTGGTGACGCCTCCCCAGTTAATTTTATTGGCCTGGCTGAAGTTATTTTTTACCACCCCATTACAGTTCACACCGAATTCCACATTTCCCCAGCCACCGGCAGTGATTAGCGTATCAATAGTCAGGCGTGAGTTATCCTTAACAACAAAACACTTACCAAACAGAGGGGAGTTTAAATTCAGGTAATCAGCCTGCATGGCCTTATTGGCAGCAACAACCACGCTGTGAACCGGCTCGCCAGGGAAGTGTCGCGATGTTTGCGGGGTGGCGCCAGGGTTGTTTTTATCACCGTTCTCATTTGTGACGACAGAGCCAACTGGCGTGTCTGACGGGCCTTCGTAAATCCAGTTCTCGTCAAAGCTGTTGATGATTTCAAGCTCATCAATACAGGCAGGAATGGCCGCCATATCAACAGTATAATTATTTTCACTCGCGCCCGCGTGAGCAGTCCATAACCCTACTCCGGCAAAGTTATAGATAATGCAACGTTTGAGCGTTAAGCGTAGACCGTACATTTTAACGCCATATTTCAACGTAGCTTTGCTCTGATTTGCTCCGTTGCCATCAAATATAAAACCATCAAAACCATAATCCTGAGTAAAATCAGGATCGTCGACAACAGAGTGCGCGCTATTCGCTCGCAACGTGTCAAACTTATAGCTCTCCACCATGCCGGTGTCAGAGTTATTCGCCAGTTTAATGGTCACGGTCCCGGGCGAGGCTTTGCAAATAACGCCGCGGCGCGGGATAATCGGGCCACTGATTTTATACTCGCCGAGCGCTCGAAATAATAACTTACCTCCTCCTCTGAGAGATAAGTCCGATATTGCCTTATTAATTAAAAGAACATTATCCTGGCTGCCTGGCGCGATCCCCCACCCACGGGCATCGCCTTCATCCCGCCAGCGTGCAATCTGCAGCTCAGGATATTTATTAACACCATCCGGGTCTGAAAGTTGGGTCCGCAATGCTGCATCGCCAACCCCAACCCACTTACCCTGCCCGACGCCACCCGTACTTTCCGGGGTAGAACCAGGCGGGACGACTTTGGGCTGTGACCAGTCTCCGTCCCAGCGGTAGTATTCGCCGTTGCTTTCGAGCTGCAGAACAGTGTTAGGAGTGAGGAGGGTATAACCCTGTTCAAAAGATTTCGCCGTGATATAGCCATAGTTAAGCATCGATTGTGTTGCGAGAGATTCGATACCATACCAACTCAGGCGGTTTTTCCCAAAGCGATCCTGCCATATTGCCGCAGTAATGCTGTTGACTGCTGTGTCAAAGTTCTGCGAGTTATCAAAGAGATCGTAAGGACTGGAAGAACCCAGCGGATTCTTCGTGAAATAGGTAGTCATGCTGGCTCCGGGCATAAAAAAACCCGCCGAAGCGGGTTGATAATTTTTTGAGGGTTATGCGACATCGCCGGGGTAGCTGGCGTCATCGTACTGATATTTCCCCGGGTGGTACTGAATAGCCGCGACGCTACTGGTGCCGTCGCTGCCGGGGGTTATCTCCCCGACCAGTGCGTCGTACCCGACCCTGGAAGATGAGCAGAACAGCAGGCGCGGCGGCTCGATATACGGGCTGCTCATCTCCCATTCATCCGGCGCCAGCACCGTGCTGTAAGGAATACTCAGGGTGTAGTCATCGATCCGGGTAGGCACCTGCAGCGGCGACGCCCGGCCGTCCTGGTGGCGGATCACCACACGGGGATTCGGAAAACTCCAGTCTGGCGGCTCGCTCAGGGTCAGGGTGATTGTGGTGCTGTTCCAGCGCATTCCGGTTATCAGGCAGCTCAGGGTCTGGCCGCCCGGGATGTCGTCGGCAAGAATGATGCGGTCCATGTACTCGTAGCAGAGCGCATCCATCTCCGTAGAAGTGGTGTGCTGCAGGCGCTGCAGCTGATAGCCCAGCAGCCGGCGCATCCCGATGCGATACGCCCGGTCCTGATCCACAACCCCTTCCAGCTTGTAATCCTCCACCTTCACGGGGGTCGGGTTCCCTGGAAGCCGGCACTGAACAGTCTCTTCAGCCCATGTCGTGCCGTTAATGTATGTTACGTCGACCGCATCGTAGTCATCCTGTGACGGAGCCTTAAACGCAGTCTGCAGTTCTTCAGTAGTCTCCTGTGGTGTGATCATCCCCGTCCAGTTTTTCACACCTTCGCGCCCGGCCGATACCAGGCCATCTGACAGTAAAAAATACCCCATTCCCGCCCCGGTAATGATCTTCATCACTTCCAGTGCAGATTTGCTGTCACCCGTTGCCCAGTCGAAGGTTTCGCCGCGCGGTGTCCAGTAGTTTTTCTCCAGCGCATCGATCGCCGCATGGTCAATCTGGTCAGATTTAAAGCCGAGGGATTCAAGAACGTGGTACATCGCCCCACTGATCGTGCGTGATGCATGACCATCGTAAAGCCGGGTCGGTGTAACGTTGATGCGCCGATCTGACTGCGCAGCCAGGCGGTTTCCGGTCCGGACAGTCAGCGCCATTGTTGTAACCCCGGGATAACGACGCGGGCGCGAAGATAATCTTGAGCGAAGCGCCTGCCAGAATACCTGGTCTCGCGTACTGCCACCGGCTACCGGCGCTTTTCTCCTCATACGTACTTCATACTGGCCAGCCGGAACGGAGAATGCCCGGGTAAACCCTATCTGGTTCTCCGTTTTCCTCTTCCAGCTCAGCACCTGCTCAGTCCACTCCCCGGCAGTGGCCGCATTCCGGTACTGGATAATGATCTCAACGGTCTTGTTTTTCTTGTTCCCTTTATCGCTGTACTTAACCAGCCCGTTCTGGAAATTGAGGTTCACCTCAAACCGGGTTGTGGTTTCCCCGTCAGGGCAAACCAGAAACGGGCCCACCCAGTCGTAGTCGTCATTAACGCCGGTAATGCTGGCATCCAGCAAGGTTCGGTCGGTAAAGCCAGGCCAGGTAGTATCAACGGTCACTACCTCAACGGTCTGAGGGGGGATCCCCTGCTGTACCTGCGAAATTAATACGCGCTCGACAGTAATGGTCTGGCTATCTATATCAGTGATCCGGTATTTATTATCGGCGTAGCCAATCGAGATGCGCTGTGTACCTGCCGGGATCCCGGTGAATGGCTTCCCGGTGGCGCTGTTGTAGGCCAGCGTAATGTGGGCGCGAACCTCAGGCGTCCCGCCGGACGATTTCACGCCCGGCGTGCTGACGGGCGCATCGCCAAACGCTGACTGTGGCAGGGTGCTGTAGGTGAGCGTGTCACCTGAAAAAGGACTGCTGGATTCAACGATCTCGATTCGCCCTGCATTATCACGGGCGATTAACCCGGAGCCGGTTAACTGAGAACTGATTGTGGAAATCAGTCCGCTCATGGTGACGTAATTGGTCAGCAGCGAAACAGGCCATGCTGCTCCCTGCCACGTGACAGTGAACGTCACTGGCGCTGTGGAGAAATCGTAAACCGAAGGGGCGGCACTGGCCAGAACACTCGCCGCCGATCCGCCGACACCAGGAACTGCAGCAACCGAAGGTGTGTAACTGGCAATAATGAGATCATATTCGGAGTTATTGAAACCCAGCGTTACCGGCATCCCCACCACAGGGGAAAGCTCGTCCAGTTCCCCATAAATGACGTTGTAACCCCCGGCATTCGACACGGTCCAGGATGCAGGGGCCTCAATAGTAACGATCGTGCCAGCAGCCCATGACGCCGGAATATCTGCATCCTCGTCACTGTTGCCCGTGGATACAAGCGTAACGGTGTTGCCGCTGACCAGAATGGCATCTGCACTGATACCCACGGTCTCGGGGCCGCTTGAACCGAGATCAAGGCCTGCGGTGCCGGAGGTGGTATTCCCTACTTCACCGGAGTTGTACCAGTTCTCCGTTCTGCTGTCGGAGGAAACGTCCGCACCAGGGGGGTAAATGGTATAGCTCACGTCATCTCCGAATGCTGAGACGGGAGTATTGCCTATCCTGATATCAGATTTAGGCAAAGAGACATTCCCGGCACACACAGCGACAAACATGCTGGTAACGAAACTGGTTTCCCCAACGAAGCGGCTAACGGGCTGCATGACATAATCCGGCCAGACGCGGTACCGCCCGAAAACTTCCCTAACCGGATCGCCGAGCTTTGCCATATTTGCTTTCGCAGGATTAAGCTCAATCTGATCCCCGTTACCAGGCTGGCTGGCGCCGCCGGTCTGCATGGTGCTCATCATGTAAAGTGAGTACGCCGCCGAGGCGACGGCCACGCTGACAGCAATCCACAGGGCGATTTCTGCACCAGTGCCGTACGGTACCGGATACAGCCTGACATCGCTGTCAGGGCGAATGACGCACAGCGCCCATTCTGACGGCGGCACCGGTACGCCGTCTATTTCAACCGCGACCGGGTGCTGCTGCTCCGGCGTCCAGCCCTGCACGTTCTGAGCAAACCAGGCGCTGAGGGGCATGGTTTCGTGTTGGTGAGTTTCCAGCGGCTCACCCTGCAACCGGGATGGGTAGATTCGTATCGTCACTGATAATACTCCACGCGGACAAAGCGGCGCGAAAACCGCGCCAGCGGCAGGAAGGTTACATTAGTACGGGGATTGCACTCAGCGGCGCACAACTGGCCGTCAATCTCTACCACGATTGCAACGTGCGTCACCACTGAACCGGAGTAACAGGCAATGCCTGCGCCCGGCACAGGTTCACAACGCCGCAGGTCAGCCATCAGCCCGCGCGCCTCCCGATCGAGTCCGTTATCATCCTTCGTGACTCCGGCAAAATCAGGCCACGGTGTAAGGCCAAGGTCGCGCCTGATTTCATTGACGATGCCAAAGCAGTCGAGCGCGGGGTAAACGCGCCCGCCCTTCTGCCACTCGACAGAACGGTATTTATCTGGATTGAACATGGTGGTTTCCTACTGGAGGTAGCGAAGGCCCGGGAAGTCAGGCAGCGTGTAACGGTAGCGTGGCCACGCAGTATCGAGAATATTCATATAGCCAGCGGTGATCTGCACCTCCGTCGCTGTCCAGTACCCTTCTTTAATCGCCAGGGTAAACGGCGGCGACGCGGGTGCGGAAAGGTCGGTCGAGACATACCGGCGGAATGTCATGGTAGCATCGCTGAGATTATCAAGCGCGTTGCGGATCGCCGTTGAAACCACGCCGTCGATATTGCTGATGGCGAATTTCAGATCCTGGGTGCCGTCAGAATTTCGCGCCGGCAGCGCCACATCGATGGCAGAGCCAAGGAATGTTGCCTGAGCGCCATTCTCCAGCGTGACGGTAATGTCATCCCAGCCACGGGTAAGCCAGTAATCGTGGCCGCCAACGGTGATCTGCAGCGTGTCGATGATGACTTCATCACCACCACTGGCATAAAGCCTGTTCAGAACTGGACTGGTCATGCTTCAGGCCACTCCCTGTTAAGTGCCAGATCGATAATATCGCTGCCGGCCACCAGTTCCGGGAAATTGCCCCACCCCGGTGGTAACAACGGACGCTCCCATAACTCCAGTTGCGCGCTGTAACGCCAGTATTTTGGTGAAACCAGCGTCGGTCCCTCATAAATGTCGGTGAACCGGCATTTATAGGCTTGCTGGCAGCCCAGCGGCGTTTGCAGCTTCATCAAAAACCATGCGGCGCCATCCGTAAGTGCATCGCGGAACCATGCCTCAAACAGCTGGGCCTGATTATGCTTTGTAAAAATCCAGTTCACGGTGGCGATAGTTGGTGTTGATGTATACTTTCGGCGCTGTCGGGCCCGGCCGGATGTCGTTTCGGTGCGCTGCAGCGGGCTGACAGGCTTGAAACCATAACCATCCTGCAATGGCATCGGCAGGTAATCGTGTGGATAAAAAATGTCAGGCACGTGATCACTCCTTCCTGGTCCGGCCATAGAATCCATTTAAGGCCCTGCCAAACTCATTAGTTGGCTTTACCACCTGAGCCGCCATTTCTTTACGGATCGATATCACCAGTTGGCGGTTTCGCTGGTCGATAGCCATCAGCGTTGCGTCATCGGGTTTTCCGGTGAATGAATTCTGGATATGAACGGTTCCACCAGCCGAGGCCTGCCTGGCCTGTTGCACCCTCTCCAGGGTCGCATCGAGCTTGGCAGAGGTGCTGGCCGTTACCACTCGCTCCCCTTTCTGCAGCAACCAGGTCCCTGTTTCCGGTACCCGGTCAATGCCATCATGAGCCATACCGGCAAGCGACTGTCCGGCTATCAAAGCCACTGACGCGTAACCAACGGCGCGGATTGCTGTGGCCGCCGGGATCCCCATAATCAGGCCGCCTTCCGCCATAGCCTTGGTTGCTGCCAGTTCGGTATTGATCACGGCCTGCGCCATTGCCGCCGCCTTGCTGGCAATAAACAGGGTCTTATAGGCAAGACTGCCCTCCTGCCCGATGCTCTGTAGTAGTTGCGCTGACTGGCCAGCGAGATCAGAGAACATAGCCAGGCTGGCAGATGTGTATCCAGCCTGGATATCCTGTAGTTGCGAAGCATTAGTCTTGTTAATTTCAGCGACACGATCGGCGTAGGTTTGCTCATTAATCTCCTTCTGGTCGAGCAACTCTTTCTGCATCTCAATCTGAGTTTCATGCCACTTTTCCAGTTCTTTTTGCGCATCAGCCACACGAATAAGTTCGCCGCTGGCGCCGCCGACAGATGAATCAATACCACCGAACTTCGGAGCTTCCTGAACCGATGCTTTTGATATCCGCTCCATTGTCTTGCGGTATTCTTCAGTTGCAGGTGCAGCCTCTCGCAGCAGTTTAATGCGTTCACGAGTGGTATTTAGCAGCGCCTCCTCTGGCTCCAGCAGTTCCTTATTCAGGGATTTAAGCCGCTCTACAGCGTTAAGATGATCAAGCGCCGCAGAATTTCGAAGAAGTTCTTTCTTCTGAGCTTCAGAAAGAACAACCAGTTCACCCTGGGTTACCTGATATTTGGTTTTGGCGAGTTCGGTGTTTTGACCGGAAAGCGCGATCTGCTCCTGCTGCTGGGTGATGAGGCGTTTATACACATCCTCTGTTTTCTCACCTTCGGTTTTACCCCCTTTCGCCTTAGGTTTATTGGCCTCATTATTTCGCCATTCCGCAAGACCGTTATTAATCAACTCCTGACGGCCTGTCTGGAATTGAGGGTCACTGGTTAATCCCAGATCGTCAGCCGCATAACTCAGCCGTAAACGTTCTTTGGCCTCACCTTTAAGGCGCGACAACTCCAGATCCCGGCGGCTCTTTTCAAGGGCATCGGTTTGCTTTTTGTCGAGATCGGCCTGAGGAAGTCTGAGCGGAACGTTAGCCAGCCCCTGACGGGCCATTAGAAGCTTATTGCCTAATCCGAGAAGGTTATTAAACTTTTCATGTTGCCCATTCATCATCAACTGCGACTGGTACAATGCATTCTGACGCCAGGCATGTTCCTTGATTAGATCGTTTCGCTGCCTTTCAATCCCCTCAAGGGTTTGCTGAATATTGCGAGATTTCTCCCGCATATCATTTAATTTCCCTTCCTCAACGGCAAGCTGATCCGTAACTATCGCTATGGCTCTCAGAATGTTTGCATCGTTCTCGCTGGTAATTCCGGGCTTGCCGCGAGAAGCATTCAAATCGTCAATTTGATATTTTAGCTCACCAACCTTTTTAGCTTGCTCATCAACCAGACGATTTTGCTCAACCAGCGCACTTACAGTTCTTCCCCTGTTGTCGTCTGTTTCCGATAAAGACATTCGGGAAGTCTTTTCTCTAATTTCGTCAATCTGACTGGCATATTCCTGGGCGGAACGCCTGGCCTGCTCCTGATTTTGATACATCGCATACCAGGCGCCAGCCCCAAGCATTACCAAACCCGGCACGCCGCCAATAATCCCAAGCGCACCGCTCATAAGGCGGGTGCCAACAGATGTTACGCTATTGAGATTGCTTTGTGTGGAAACACGATTAGCAAGGTTCCGATCTCTGGCGGCCTCGGCTGCAGCTAAGCGCCTTTCAGCGATAGCCTGCGCATCGGCGTTTTTAGCTGCCACCAGCCCTGCCTGCGCACGCTCAAGCGCTGTTCTGGCTCTGACTTTCTCTGTAGCAGAACCGCTGACTAGAGCGGTAGTCAGTCTGGCCTGGACTGCAGTGACTTTTGCTTCTGCCGCAGCAATTTTTTCTTGCTGAGCGGCCTGAATATCTGCGCTACGCGATCTTTGCACAGCTTGCTGGGCTCGATAAACTTCCACCCTTGAGGCGGCAACGGCAGACTGTGCAGCTTTATCCTGTGCAACTGCAAGAGCAACCTCTGACTTAGCCGCAGACATTAGCGCGCCGGTTGCGCTCGTTGCGCTGGTCACCACCCCGCTGAGATATTTCGCCAGGCCAACACCAACAAGCGCACCCGCAACTGTTGTTATCGTAGCCATATTGTCGGCAACATCACTCAATGCACCACTTACTGCCGATGAGGTAAATGAATCAAGCGTTCGGGCAACTCCGTCCAGGCCCCCAGACAGCGCATCGGTAGCACCAGTAGCCTGATTGACACCTCCAACCCATGCCATAAACGAGTTGGTGACTTTTTGCAGGGATCCGGAAACAGTTTGTGGCATGCTGGCAAACTCACCCTGTAATGAGTCCAGCTGGCTCATCAGTGCAGGAACAACCTTATCAATAGTAAGTTGCCCTTGGTCAGCCATGCTCTTCAGGTCTTTACGGGCCACGCCCATTCCGGTGGCAAGTGCGCGGATGACACGATCACCTGCTTCGTTAACGGCGTTAAATTCTTCACCGCGTAGAACGCCCTGCGCCAGCGCCTGGCTGAACTGAGTGATAACAGAACTTGCTTCCTGAGTGCTGGCTCCCGAAAGCTTGAGGCCGGTAGAAACGGCTTCGGTAATTTTCAGAACCTCGTCAGAGCTATACCCGTATTCACGCATGGAAGCAGCTGCGCGTGAAAAAAGGTTTGCGTTATCGGAAAATGCCGTGCCGGTTCGCTGGCTGATTTCCATTAACTGGCGCTGAGAGACTGCAAAATCATCAGCAGAAGATGATGCCTGCTTAAGGCGCGCATTTACAGAATTCCACTCGTCCGCAATCTGCACAAGTTTGCCAGTCGCAAAGGCCGCCGTAGCGGCGGCGGCGGCCCTACCTGCCGATGCAAATCCATCCGTTAGATCAGATAAGGCTTTTTCACTATCGCGGGCGGCGACCGCGGCCTGCCTACCACCATTTTGCATGGTACGGTAATAGTCCTGCCCCATACGTGAGGCGCGAGAAATTTCCGTCTGGAATGATTGCGAGTTAGCGGAAATTTTGATTATTAGCTCACGCAGGGTTGCCATTGTGCTCTCCAATAAAAAAACCACCTAATAGAGGTGGCTTGATTGTTGCTTTAGATAGTTTATTTAACGCAATCAGAAATGGAGTTAACGATATTATCCAATGACATAATTGCTTGGTATGGCCCCGCCCCTTCCCAAGTGCCTATCTCAAAAAACCCTGTATTAGGCAAGGCCCCTGTTTCAGTTTGCGCCTGCTGGATATTACTGAATGTTAAATCAACCTGTTCTGGTCGAGGTATTACGTCAAGAGTAAATCGAACCACTCTCTTGATTTGGACAATACCAGAATCAAATGTGTAGGATGTATTGCCCTGTACAATTATAGCTCCAGCATCGTCCGCAGCTTCTACAACACCGCCACCATTGACGACTGTCTTGCTGCCAATATTGTAATAATTACCTGTATGCGCACCAATAAAGCTTTTAGACGCATCCGATAAAATTACATCTCTATTAGATACATTCCGGATCACGCATACTCTTAGCTTTTCCATGGTTGTTTTATTGTTTTTTATTTTGGCGGAGTATTCCTTCAAATACTCATTGTTCCCATTGTGCTGAGTTTTTAGAGTGGTGATCTTGTTTAGCCTGACATCTCTCTGTTGCCCAGCAGAGCAACCTACCAAAAGAAAAACGGCCATAAAATATATGCATTTTTTCATTTAAAAATCCCTGTTAATAAAAATGCAATAATAAATGGAGAGCAATTTATTGTCACTAGATAGCGCTTAGAAGTGCCTCTTCTAAAGCCTCAAATGGGTCTTGCTTATCATTTTCGTCCACCTCTTCCGCCCACTTAATGACCGCATCTTCCAGCGGCACTTTGACCCCCTGAGAACCATAAACGGCAGAGACTATCTGGGCGGCCTGAATGTCACCGCGAATATCGCCAACGGGACTTTGCCTGTCATACTCAATCCACATCAGAAGCTCGCTCGCCGTCATGTTCTGCCGAAGCTCTGAAAGCGTGCGCCCCATGCGGAGCGCAAGCGACATCAGGAACTTTACGCCGGGGGTTGCGACTTTTCCCGCGCTTCTTCCGCGTTATTAATAAGGTCCAGCGCCTGTTTCAGCAAGCGTGAATGCACGGGTCCGTAAATTTCACGCACCTGCCCTTCTTCATCGACGCTGAATACCGGTTGCTTATCGGTGTCGCACAGGACGTCAATGAAGAGAACCACGTCAGCGCAAAGATTACGGTGGGCCTTTTCAGATACCGACACATTTTCATCGTCAGCACCAACTTTCACTACTTCCTGCCAGCGCAGCCAGGCTTCGCCAGACGGCTCACGAAGAACAACTTCGACGCCTTCCCACTCAGGAACCGCCACCGTCTTATGACGAAAGCCTGACATCTTCGCCATGGCTAATTTTTTCAGATTTTGCGACATCTGTTATGCATGCCGGGCCAACCCGGCATCTCCATTAATTGACGGTAAGGGTACAAGTGGATGATGTAATTGTCTTAACCGGGGCAGAAGAATCAGTGACCACGCAGGTGTAATCTCCCGCATCACCCGAAACAGCGCTGGATTTATTGAATGTGTCAGATGTTTGCCCACTAATAGTGACACCACCTTTCTTCCAGGCATAGCTGTAGGGAAGTTTACCGCCAGCGGCGGCGACCGCCATACTGATCGGTGCCCCAACCGCTACAGATTGTGCGGCGGGCAAATCAGTGGTCAGTTTAAGGGCCGGGTCAATCGGTACCGGTTTCCCTTTCAGACGCAGGGAGAACGTTGCCGCCACCACACCGTTAGTACCGGAAGACCAGGTGTGCTGACGAACTTCGGCAAGGAACTTAAAGCCATTGCCAGACGGGAAGATGATCTGGAAGCCATAAACCGTGTCGTTGTCATACGCATCACGCAACGCATCCTGCGCAGCATTACGGTAAAAGTTACCTGACAGTGATATCTCCGAAGGGGCCGGGAGGCCATTGACGTTCTCCTGCTCAGTAGAGCATAGCGTGGTGACGTCAATATCCTGTTTTTGCCCGCCGGTGAACTGCGCTTCTTTGAGAGTGCAGCTCAGATCGAGATAGACAGCAGTTTCCATTGCGTCTCTGGTCGTTGGCAGTGACGAAATAAGGATTTTCGTCAGCTGCGATTTTTCATAATACGAGGACATAATGATCTCCGGATATAAAAAAGCCGCCCGCAGGCAGCAGAGTTAATATGAAGGGTGGCTTTATTGCCAGATCTGAACTTCAAGCGTGGCCCGGTAAAGTCCGGTGTCCGGCTCGTAGCCGTTAATCTCGTTCAGTCCGACAGGATGCAGATCGGCCAGAGCCGCTTTAACCTGAACACGCAGCGCCCGGGCGTCATCAATCGACGAGGCCCAGGCATCAACCTGAACCGTGCTTGCCGTTTCTGCCGGGCCGCAGAAAACATCCTCGCTGACTGAACCCGGGAGCAGATAAATCACCCACGGTGCCGTGGTACCCTGCGGCGCAACGTACGGAAAAACGTTTCCGCCTGCCAGCGCACTGAGCCGCTGATAGATGTCAGCCTCTGTCATTTCGCCAGCACCTCATCAATGGCCTGATTCATGCGGGCCAGCGCTGCCTGCGTAGCCTCTTCCTGGCGGGTATCGAATGCCGGGCGAACGAAGGGGTGCGCAGGCATATTCGATGTACCGAGCTCAACGAAGCGCCAGTAAAAAGCGTTGCGCGGATTGCTGGCCTTCATTTTGTTGTCGCTGTTGCCGGTGTCCGGGTTAATGCCCCGGATATGCACGCCGGAAGCGATTTCGCCGCGACGGCGACCCTTCTGTGTCACCACCACCACGTTTTTTTTCAGTTTCCCGGTAAGGACGGGCGCACGATCTTCTACCTCCTGTCGCAGAACTTCTGCACCAGCACGCGTGGCATCACGCAAAACCTTATTATTTTCAGCCCTGCTGAGCGTCTCCAGATCCTTCGCGATATCGGCCAGACCGGAAAAATCAAGACTCGTTGAAATCACTGTTTCACCCCCTTCTCGCAAAGCAATTCGAGCCTGGTGCCGTTCTCTGCTGAGATAGCCGACTTGATGTCATATATCTCACCGCCTCCGGTAGGCGGAAGATGAACGGCTCGCCATCCCGTTGTTACGGGAATGCCTGGATAACGACGCATCCAGATCCGGGTTGTGGTGCTGCTCAACTCTGCGCCGCCGTCCATCATCTCCCGGCCCGATACATCCGCGACTTCTGCCCGAACCGAAGCAACATCCACCCAGCCGGTTGCAGGCTGTCCGGACGGTAATCGCCCGTTTGCCGGTTTCTGAAGGGTTACCCTGTGCCGCAGACGTCCCGCTTTCATAGGCCATAAATCCGGTAGGGTTGAAGGAGTGCTTCAGTAGAGAAAGCCAGCGCAGATGTCGTGCTGCCGGTGCTGACCGTTTCACGGTTGGTGTACCAGTGGGCAATCAGCATCAACATAGCCATTTCGACATCCTCGCCATAAAGCAGCGCGTCTGGATCGGCCATATAAAGCGGATCATCAGCCTTTTCATAAAGCCGACGGCGGGTCCATTTTTCAACATAGCGCTCCGCGGCTTTTATGCCCGTATCGATCCAGGCGTCGTCTTCCGTGAAATCCTGTTCGATATTGCAGTGATGCTTCACCTGCTCTTTAGTCAGCATGCGCGCTCCTTACTTACCTTTGCTCTTTCCTTTTGGATCGGGGTCTTTATCCGGTCCCGGTTTTTTGACGCCGGGTTCTGCGGCATAACCGCGCGCCACCAGCTCGCGACCATGCTGCTCCAGCGTCTCGAACTCGGTGCCTTCGGTAAGTACATTGCCTTCAAAGTAAATGGGCTTGATAGCGATCAGCTTCATGGCTGTCTCCTTAAAGGAAAACGAAAAGCGGCCCGCAGGCCGCCGTTAAGGATTACGCACCGCCACCTGCAGCAGGCGCAGTGAAGGCACCGTAGATGAATGCTTCCGGGCGTTTCACCGCCAGCGCCAGGCGCTCTTCGCAACGAATCGAGATCATGTTTTTCTCGAAGTCGTCGGCGTTCTCAGTGGAGATCACCACGTTGGCATCTTCACGGTCGAACAGCTGGGCCGCGGCGTTGAATGCACCGGTAAGGAACTTGCCCTGGAATGCGGCAGCTTCGGTCGCCACCACCGGCAGGCCCCAGAGGGTTGGCCCGGTAAGGGCCGCCGGATTCGCCAGGATATAGCGGCCCAGCGTGTCCTTGGTGAGTTCAATCTTCGCCCAGTCGATGAAGTGCAGGACGTGGCCGGAGGCCGGGAAGCGCGCCAGCTGCGCCTGCAGCATTGCGAGGCGGAGATCATCGATGCCGTTCTGCTGCTCAACGGTAAAGGCAGCGTCATAAGCAGATGCCTGTGGGACGATGCCTTTCAGGTGCGCGCCGGTACCATCACCGAAGAGAATCTCCTGCTCTTCGACATATTTCAGGCCGTAACGCATTTCAGCGTCGATAGTGGACTGCAGCTGTGCAAAATCATCCAGGATCTGTTTGGACGCCTTGAACATGTGCGCGATGGTGGTCACCGGAGTGATCTGCGTGGCGAACTGAATATCACTGTACGGTTTGGCGGTACCTTCCGGCACGACTTTCGCCGCATTGGTGAATCCGGTCTGCTGCACCCAGAAGATGGCTGGCGCTGAGGTGCGGCCCGGAGCAATCAGATCCCGGATGAAAAGGCGCTGTTTCGGTGCGGTGTCGATACCCGGGAGGCGCTGCGGCTCAACCACGCCGGTGGGGACATCCGTGGAAATCAACGCGGCGTTCACAGGCACGCTGACGCGCTTACCGCCTTCCACGCTTGCCGCGAACGCTTTCAGCGCTTCGCTGCTGATAACGGTCTGGCCGACGGTCTCGATCACCTTTGCAGCGTTGGCCAGCGGCATCTGTGCAACCTGCTGTTCAAGTTCGCCGAGCGCCGCCTTAAGCGTTTTTTCAGCATCTTTCAGGGCATTAAATTCCACTGCCATTTTGTCTACGGTGTCTTTGGTTTCCGCTGACAGCTCGCCATTTTTCTTTGCTTCTTTCAGCGCTTCTTCTGCCTTGGCATTAAATTTACCGGTCGCCTCTTCAATGCTGGCGCTAACTTTTTTCAGGATCTCATTTACATCAGACATAACATCTCCGTTTTTACTGGGCAGCCGCTTTCAGGCCGCTGAGTGCGGCTTCCAGTCGGTCTATAGTTTCGTTTTCGATGGTGGCAGCGCTCGGCGTGCCTTTTTGGTCAGAAGCAGCGCCTGGCTTGCTCCCGGATAGGGCTTTAAGAAGTTTTCGACGTTCAGATCGTGGCGTATCGGTTTTGGCCAGCAGCGCGTCAAGCTTGCGCAGCGCTGCAGCTGGGCTTTCGTCGTCGTCTGCGATTTCGTCGGCAGAAAGCAGGCTGTCAGCAAAACCTTTCTCCACCGCTTCGCTGCCGCCGATATAACTTTCTGCATCCATCAACTTCAGCACGGCGTCCATATCAAGGCCGGAGCGCGATGCGTAGATATCAGCCATTGCGGTATCAAATGGCTCCAGTGATTTAGCCAGTTCCGCAAAGTCATGCCGGTTGCCCATAGCTAACAGCCAGCAGTTGTGGATCATCAGGAAGGCACCGCGTCCGATCTGCACGTCGTCACCGGCCATCGCGATAATCGATGCCGCCGATGCCGCCAGGCCAAGCACCTTCACGGTTACTTTGCCGTCGTATTCTCGCAGGAGGTTGTATATGGCCAGGCCCTCGAACATGTCGCCGCCGGGGCTGTTGATATTGACCGTTACGTCAGCGCCATTAAGGGAGCGAAGCGCCCCGGCAATGCGGCTGGCCGTCACCCCGTCGCCCCAGTAGTCCGCGCCGATCACGTCGAAGATGGAAATGCTGTTGTCACCGTCCCGGGCGGCGCGGATGCCACCGTTCCAGCGCTCCATTGCCGCAGCTGGCAGATCAGGTTTTTCGCGCGCAAAAGGTCGCCCCTCCGGCGCAGCCGGAAGGCTTTTAATTGTCATGGATGCTCCTAAGCCGCCTGTTTCAGCGGGGACTGTTCGAAGGGGATGTCGGGGAATACGTGGTTATGAACCTGTCGCAGCGCGAAGGCCTGTGCTGCCTGGCTGTTTTGCTTCAGGTCTTCAAGCGGCGTCAGGTTGAGCTGGACCGTATAAAGATCGCCGCCCTCAATCGGTGGCATGTTCTCAAGGCGACGCACGTCGTTACGGGACATCCAGCCGTTCTGCAGCGCGCTGGTGTAGTACGCCGCCCGGCCAGCACTGTCGGCGCGCAGCAGGCCCTCTACCGAGAACTCGGCAAAGAGGTCCTCTTCGCCATTCAGCAGACAGCGGGAGATCTCCTGCTCGATATTCACCAGCAGCGGGCGCAGGGTGTGGGTCAGGAACTGTAGGTTCATCCCCTCCAGGCTCGACGCCCAACTGCTTTGCTTCGAGGTGTGGCCGACCATAAACGGCGGCACGCGGAACCAGCGGCAGATTTCCTCAATGCTGAATGAGCGACTTTCCAGCATCTGCGCCGCTTCCGGGTTCATGGTGACGTTCTGATATTTCAGCCCGCCCTCAAGAACCATAATTTTTCCGGCGTTTTTAGACCCGGTAAAGGCCTGCATATAGCCCCGAAGTCGCTCTCTTTGATCCTTATCAAGCGCCTGGTCAGCTGAAAGAAAGCCCGAGCTTTGCAGGCCATTTTCGAAAATCTTTGCAGCTGACTCTTCGACGGCCATCGCCGCGCCGATCACGTCACGACCCGTCATCATTGGCATCATGCCGCAGACACCATCAAGGCCAAATCCCCGGATGTGCATCATGTTCTTTTCGGAGATAACGCGTTTCTTGCCGTCCTCGGTGTAGGTGTATTCCAGCCGCCCGTTATCCAGCCGCTTCACCACCATGTTCTGGGGCAGCAGTGGCACCAGCGACACCAGCTTATTGCCGATAAACAGCTTCTCGACAAAGGCATTACCGCGCAGGCAGATGCTGGCCACCACCATGAGCATGAACCGGGACGGCGTCATTTCCAGATTCGGACGGCGACAAAGCACCTGGTATACCGGATGGTTCTGCGCCAGCTTGCGCGAGCCATCAGCCTGTCGGGTGTAAATCTTAACCGGCAGCGTGGAAACCGACTCGCTCAGAAGCCGGACGCAGGCCCAGACCGGAGAAAGCTGGATCGCCCGATCTGCCGTGACGACCTTGCCGCTGCTGCTCGTGCCGTACCACTCCTGCCAGAACGTTCCGGTAGTCAGGCTGATGGGCACGCCCAGCCAGTTGAGCAAGGCGCTTTTTACCTTGCCCGGCTGCTTATTTTTCTTCATCAGAAACCTACCATGATGGGATTTTCAAAGAAGCCGTTAAGATCCTGTCGGGTCTCCGGCAGCATGGCCCGGCCTATATCCATGATCAGGGCAGTGGCCCCGTCGATTTTGTTCTCGCTGTGCTCCTTAATGGGCCGCACAACGTCATCGTTACCGGGGAGGTACTTGCCCACCACGTTAGAGATACACCATGTCAGTATGGGATGGCCGTCATGGTGGAAGCGTCCGGCCTCTATCGCCGCCTCAAGCTCCTTCATCGGGTCCGACATGTTGGTGTAGTTCTGGACGATGGTTATCGGGCTGAGACCCTCATCGGCCAGATGGTGGGACAGGTTCGTGGCGCCGTGGGGATCGATGGCCGATTCCTCTACCGGGTTCTGCCGGTTGACCGCCTTCGCTTCCTCCAGGATGACGCGGTAGTCGATCTCTGCACCTTCGGTTACCTCCAGGTGGCCGGAGTTCACCCACTTCTGGAAGCGTTCAGCAGTACGCTGATGATCGGTGTCCGTGCTGTATACCGTGTCATAAGGCACCCAGAACTTAGGCGCTATGCAGTAATAGTGCCGCCTGCCATCAATATCACGGCTGAAGATGCGCACCATGCTGTTCATATCGAGCTTTCGCGCCAAGTCGAACGAAAGGTAGCAAGGCTGACCCTCGAACTGCTCGATCGTCAGCGTTTCATCCTCGCAGTTGCGCCAGCTGACGAGGTTGAAGTAAGCCGCCCTGGCTGATACCCAGATGTTCAGATGCTTGGTTTTGAAAACGTTGGCCTGGCGGGCGTTGTTCATGGCCCGCTTCTGCTGGCTCAGCAGGAAATCGCTGTAGACAGAAATACCCATATTGGGATTCGCCTTGCGCAGCACTGCCGGATCGGTCCAGTCGTCACCCTCATCAACGGTGTAAATCACACCGAACAGCTCATCGTTAGGTACCGTGCCGTTCAGCATTTCAATAACTTCCCGGCGCTTGTCGTAGCACGGCCCCTCAATGTTGTAGCCCGCAGTGGTGATGGCCCACATCAGCGGCTGACGCCGGGCGCCCATACCTGTCAGCATGGTGGTGTAGAGCGCGTCGGTATCGTGTTCGTGATATTCGTCCACAATGGCGCAGCTCGGAGAAGCACCATCGCCAGGGTTGCCGATCAGCGGCTCAAGACGGGCACCATCTTCCGGCCGGTTCATGTTGGAGGCATTAACCTCCACGCCAAACGCGTCACAAAGCGCCGGGGTGCGTTTACACATCAGGCGCGCCGGGCGGAACACTTCCCACGCCTGCTTTTCCGTCGTGGCGCCGGAGTAAACCTCCGCGCCAAACTCGTCGTCACAGGTGAAGCAGAACAATGCCACACCGGCAGAGATCGCCGACTTACCATTCTTACGCGGGATCTCGGTATAAACCTCGCGGAAACGCCGCAGCTTCGACCCCTTGCGTACCCAGCCGAACGCCGAGCAGACGATAAACAGCTGCCAGGGCTCAAGGGTGATGGGCATGCGTTTGAAGGCCCACTCGCCTTTCGTATGCGGCAGAAGCTGGATAAACTTTGCCGCCTTTTCCGCCAGATCTTTATCGAACCGGTAAAGAAACTTTTTCGTTTTCTCTTTCGCCAGATCATCAAGGTGCCGCTGGCACGCATCGATGACATAGCGGCACGCCACAGTTTTCCCCCGGACGATGTCACGGGCATACTGATTTGCAGAGTTCACGTTAGGGTAGGCTTTGCGCGTCATAGGTTTTTAAAGGGGTTGTCCGACTGTTTTTTGTTCCCACCAATCAGACGCTGCCTGCTGCTGGGGTCCAGCCCGAGCATGCCTCCGAAGGAGGCCATCTGCCGCATTGCTTCATTCAGCACGGTCAGCGCCGGGTTTTTGATCACACCGCCCATTGCGCCGGTTACGGTGATTCCGTTTTTAGCAACGTCCACCTGCGCAGCGCGGGCGTTGGCATAGGCCACACAAAACATTTCGAGGTTGTGTAAATCCGTGGCGCACAAAACCTCCTGCGCGCACAGCTCATTAGAGACCATTCTCCACATTGTCGCAGCGGATTCGCTGAGCCACTCGGGCGGGTCAACGCCGGTTATGGGTGTGAAGGAGGGTTCTTCTTTATTGAGGGCACGCTTACCCGGATTGCCTGCCAGCAACTTCCGGGCAGTCGGCTTGGCGCGGCGTCCGGATCGGCCCGTCGCTCCAGCCATAGACGCTCCAGTTAAATTTTATATTTCGCGGGTGTAAAAATCTGACTGAGGCGGCGGTCCTTAGCAGGCATGGTCCTGAACTTTGATCCCGCCCTCCCCGTTGATGAGAATCGATATCATTCACGTCGAAATGATTGCAATTGAAAACATTCCTCGCCATGCCGTTACAAATCACTCTCACTCAGTTCTATCCTGACCGGGTTCTCGTTCATGTCGGCATCAAGGCTAAAGACGGCGGTGATGCTGGGCATGCAGGCCGGTTCGGTGTTTACTGTTGTACTCAACTGCTGGCTGAGTAGCACGCCATCGACTGCGACGCCATAGCCCAGCAAGATCTGGCCGCGATAGATATGAGCCAGTTGCACTTTCTTCTGCTTCACCTGTTTCTCTCCGTTGCTGTCTTGCGCTTATGGCATGGCCAGCACAGCGATTCGAGATTGCTGTCTTCGTCTGTACCGCCGTGAGCTTTCGGGATGATGTGGTCGACCGTTTCAGCCGGGCGAGGTCTGCCGTTGCGCAGGCACTGCTGGCAGATGTGTCGATCACGCTTAAGGATGCGGACGCGGATGATATCCCACTTACTGCCGTAGCCACGCTGGTGGCGGCTCAGCCCTCGCTGGTGCTGCTGCCATCCTTCATTACGGTGCGCCTCGCAGTAGCCGGAACGGTCCGTGGTGGTGCCGGAACATCCACGCTTACGACAGGCGCGAGGAATAGCTGCTGGCATATTGTTAGCTCCAATAAAAAAGCCACCAGCAATAACCAGTGGCTCAGGGCTGAAAGACTCTCTTTTTTGCACGTGCGATGCGCGTAAAAAACTGCCAGCGAATGTCAGCAGATAATCACAAAATTAGCGAGGATATCCAAAGCGATAGCCGCTTCGCTTATGAGAAAATTCTAATGCCAAATATTCACAACATGCTTACATTAGTAACGTAACGAGTATGCATTTGCATCCCTCATGAGCAGATCGGATTTCCTGCTCATGAGGGTTTCTTTTTAAGGTTCCCTCAAATAATTCTGCCGGCCTGAGTATGCTCAGTTTTGTATAAGGCTTACGCAGGCAGGCATTAGCTATACAGACTGAACCCTGAGGCATTAACCGCTGAGAACATCATATGAAATATTTGATTGCTGACTTAATTGAAAAAATTGCTGATCAGGAAGCGTCCAAAAAGGAAGCTCTTGTCCAGCTGGATGCCCTGAAAATTGTGGTCACAGCTTTGTTCACTCATCTTGATTCACAGGCAAAAGAGGCCATTCGGGAGCATATAACCGATGCCTTTGAGAAATTAGCTGAGGAAAATTCGACTGACCTTACCGAGCTGGATCGCCTGAAAGGTGCCACATTTGCCTTGCTGAGCCGCAATATTGTTCTGCCGTCGTTCCCTGCCGAAGCGGTGAGCTCGCGGGACTCTCTCTGTTAAAGCGCGGCACAGGTAAAAAAGCCACCAGCGGAGGCTAGTGGCTCAAGGTGTGATGTTGCCATCTCCTTCCAGTTGCTACGAGCGGAAGGGTTCTTTAAGAATTACAGGTTTTTCACCAGCTTCCTGACACCAGTTGTTGAATTCATTCACTACTGACATAAGTTCACTGTCAGCAATTGCTATTCTCTCTGCCAGTGTGTTAATCAGTTTTATATCAAAGATTACAATTTCTGGTGGCGTTGCGTTTGAGTTCCCTTTGGCTAGCCTGGATACTTCAGCGCGAAGTTCCTGAATGTACTTGTTACGATCAATATCCAGTCGCCTGATACTCTCACCAAGCACCTTGCAGCGCCCAATTGCTTCGTAGTTAATTTCTGACATTTAGCCCTCCAGTTTGCAACGGATCATTCTACTTAAACTCGGTGCATTATCACAGACACTCAGTGAATGCCTGCTGCAATGCGCTATCCCCTACAGAGGATATTTACGATTTAACCGCCAGAGGGGATATACATCATCAAGTGCCCCGGTTGAGACGCTTTGTAATGGCAATAAAAAACCGCCCGGAGGCGGTTTTGAGGGGATATACCTAGTTTATTCAGTATCCTGATCTGGCTCATCAAAAACATTTAGAGACACATAAATACAGTCTCCGATTTTCCATCCTTTCTTCTGCAGAATTTCTTCTGGGGTAGTGTCAGGCACATAAAAGTAATACTCATAGACCATGTCTCCTGAGTGGCCTGTGTTCTCCCCAAGGTCTTCCGGAGCCAGCGGGATAGAGTCTAACTCTTCATCAGTAAGATCTAATTCAACAGCTAATGCAGATTGTGACATGTTGCCTCCTGGTGGTTTCACATCAAGATACGCCGCCACGCAAACCGAGTCAACACGCTGTTTTATAAGATTTTTTTTGACGAGCCCGTCAAGTTTCTTTAGCAGTCAGCGTCAGGACGTGCAACAGCACGACAAGCCCACATACAGGCTTCCTGCATTTTGGTACGTGCGATCGACAGGCAGCGTAGGGCGTCATCAATCTCGCGCGCCTGCTCAGTGCTAAGCGTCGCCGGGCCATTACGGACAGCCAGCAGCTCTCCGCGTTCGGTATCGAGCAGACTGCAAAAATGACGACTGACACCCTTCAGGCGGTTCATGCGCTCAACGTCACCAGGCGTTAACGTGCGGTAGCCCTTTACGGTACTGCCATCCTGCGGTTTTGCTTCGCTCATATATTCCTCGTTAGTTAAGGCACTGCTCGCGCACATATGCTTGCAGCCCGGTCAGTTGCTTGGTGACGGTTTCGATTCGCTCTCTGAGGGTGAAATAATCCCGTTCAGCGGAGTCAGTAAGTCGGGGGCCGGTGCCATCATCCATGCTGGTGGTGCTGGTCGCTCCGTTCGTGGCGCATCTGGCGTTGAGCTGCAGCCGACGCTTGCCAGTAGCAACATCGCGCTCAAGCTGATCGATAGTGGCTTTTGCATCCTGCAGTTCTCCGGTGTATTTGGCATCCAGCGCAGCGACATCACGCTGGCGCACCTGCATATCGTTGATGGTGGCGTTTGCCAGTTTCAGGTTTTGCTCTGCGTCGTCAGCACGCTTCTTCTCATCAAGTACCTGACCGACCAGAAGGTGAATAACCAGCAGGGATAAAATCAGCTCGATGCCGATTATCAGCCAGGCTTTAGAGGTCATGTTTGCTCTCCGCCAGGCACATCGATCGCTCCATCTCGCGCCGGTTCTGAAGGCCTTTCCACTTCATGCCACCAGCGTAAACCCAACGGCGCATTTCTTCGCACGCCCCGTCGTGATCACCTTTATTCAGCCTGCGCAGCAGCGTGGACTTTGAGAACGCGTCAGAACCAACGTTAAAGACAAAGCTATAAAGCGCGGCGCGCTGATACTCGCCCAGCGGCACCCTGACCAGATTGTCTACCGTGCGCTTTGCTGGCTGGAGGTCTTTCCAGAGCAACTGGTCACACTCGCGATCGGTATACATCTTACCTCTCACAATATCCCGGCCTGTATGGCCGTCGCAGACTGTCCAAACCCCGGCGACGTCTTTATAGGCTTCGTACTTCCGCCCTTCTACGCCATCCTGCCCACCGAGGAACAGCGAGGCAATCAGCATTGCGCCGCCACCCGCAGCGGCGATCAGTTTAGTGCGAAGGCTGCTGGTCATTGGCATATCAGTCTTCTCCAACTTTCACCGCCGGGCCGTATTTCTCCAGCGCCTTAACCTGCGCATTAGCGACCTTGCGTTTGAAATACCAGTTAATGAGTCCGGTGACGATTATCCCGGCAATACCTGCCAGTACGCCGATGGCGCTCCATTCGTCAGGACTCAGTTTTGTGAGGACGCCGTTCAGGATGGTTCCTCCTGAGGTGCCGAGGGCGACTCCGGTGACAAGTTTGCTCATACTGGACATTTCTCTCACCTCGCTGTTCGCGGGTGTTGTGCCGGAAGGGTCAGGCTCTCCGGATGAATTGACGACAGACCTTGATGGGGGTTCCGGGAGCCTGAAATAAAAAAAGGCCCGCTTTTAAGCAGGCCTAACTGAGTTGGAAATCTAAGTAGGTAGTCGTGTTACCTGGCCATTCCCGGTGCAACAACTGTGTCGAGCAGCGTCACTTCCCGACCAGGATGTCGGGTGGGCGGTTATGGCCTGGTTCACAATTTAAAGATAGCAGCAGTTTCGAAGCGGGAATAAAAAAAGCCTGCTTTTGCAAGCAGGCGTAAATTGAAACAGTCACGGATACTCAGTTAGGTGCCGGGTGCCTCCCGGTGACTCGTTACCAGTTATACGAGCCGCAAGAATATCTACACTTCCATCAACTGGATTGCCCCTCCGCACAGGGGGATTCACCTCTAATCAGTCTAAACCATATATAAAATCGCACCTGTATTTTTTCAAACATGTGGCGGCATTAACGGTCCCGCAAGAATTTCAGCCTCGCCGTCATCGCAGATATCGTAACCCTGAGTCAGATGCCATATGCCCCTGACGATCCGCCCTGTTCGCAGGTCTTCTGTTTCGCCATCGGTGTAGTAAGCAACCTGAACCCTGCCGTTGTGCTGTATCCAGTAAAAACCCTCTTTCATACCTTACCCTCCCTCACTAATGAGAGAGTGTAGCCATTCTGATTTCGGGCTTGTGTGAGGAATACTTAATTATGAATAAAGCGATGCACTGATCCGCGCTCAGTAATGATCAGCCCACAGAGACAGTCACACCGACCGTTCCCTCCTGAAAGGCTCTGTGGTTGAATTGCGCCGAGCGTGGCGCGGAGAATTACAGGCATAAAAAAACCCGCTCGGTGGCGGGTTTCTTAACTCTGAACATACAATGCCCATCGTTAACGTCAAATTTACACAAAAACGGCAACTTTGCAAGTAACGTGACGCTACATAGTGAGATTTATATCGAATTTTGCGCTCTTGTGACTTTCTTCAGTTCAGCATCAGCATTGCTTTCTTCCTGAAAACATTTCGTCACCAGGCTTTCATAGAACGGTTTCCAGCTGTAGCGCCAGGTGCGATCGGGAAGGCTGTCCAGCTCGGCCAGAACGCCGCGGTACGCCACTGAGGATTTAGGTCTGCTGTACCCTCTTCCCTCGCACCTTTTGCACTCCTTATAAACGGGTACGCCCTGAAACTCAGTTTCTTTACGGTCGAGGGTTTTCCCCGTTCCACCACACTGGCAGCGCTTACTCAGTTGGCCCGTGCCGTTACACTTGCCGCACAGCTGGTGGTCCACATCCTTAACCTGACGAGAGACCTTGAATTCAGATGGAGACTGGCCCAGATCCTTAGCAAACTGAGGCAACCGCATTGTGTAATGGCTTTTGGTGATCACGCTGGTTTTGGTGAGGATGCCTTTGCCCTGGCATTTTGGACAATCGACACTGTCAGCTGCTGATGAGGCGTAGTCTTTGAAGGCGAAGCGGGCGAGGATCCGCATGCACAGCGGGAACTTTTTTCCCGCAGCTTTACGCACCGCCATCGGCGCATGCTGTTTGGCGTACTCGGTCAGCCAGGATATCGCGGCTTGTTTATCCTGTGGGCTGATGCCTGCCTTTCCCAGATACATGGCGAGACCGATCCCAGCGTCTGCCTGAGTCATGCCCAGCGCCGCCATAATGTCGGTTACGGTTAACTGATCGCCCACTGTGGCGCGGACGCTGTCCGAAATGTGCATCCCTTTCGGTGCAAAAAATTTTAATACGCTGTCGAGATTCATTGCCATCTTCCTTAAGCCAGAACGCCGAGCGCAAATGCCCGGTCCAGCAATCTGATTATCATTGCCGGCTGAGCACCATAGTTGCGCTCAAATTTAACCGGGTCGTTGTGTAGTTCGGTGTGGTGTTTACGACACAGGGGGATCGCGAAGATGTCGTGTGCCTTCGTTCCCATCCCTCCCTGCCCCCAGCCAATCAGGTGATGAGCATCATCTGACGGCATTCCGCAGCATTCGCACGGCTGCGTCTTTACCCATGCCAGATATTTTTCGTCCATCCAGCGGATACGCTTTGGCCGCTTCATGAAGGTCTGTGGCGATTCGGGATCCACCAGCACGCCAACCACTGGCCTGATGGCTGGTGATGTTGCTGGCGCTGGTGGTTCGCTTGGAGGTGTTGTAGATAACGCGCGGGCTTTGTCCGAAATAATGCTGGTGGCCGGTACTGACGGTACGATCTCGCTTTCGCGGAAGGTTTCTTTCGCTTCTGGCAGCCGCAAAGCCTCACGGGCAACTGACTCTGGTAACGCATCTGCAACGCCAGCACGTACAGCCCACCAGCACAGTTCAGCCAGAGAAATTTCGCGAGACCGGTCGAGCGCCAGCGCCACCCTGGCGGTATCCAGCACCCAGTCAATGACGTTCTGGCGCGCCAGTTCCGCCAGGCGTTCGGTGTGCTGCTCGCGCAGCTGGTTGTCGCAGTGGCCGCAAAGGCGGATTGCGCCGGGAGCATGCCGCATGGTGGTCATTTCGTGGTAGTGGTAATCGCTGTGCGGGTACTGGCATGTGTCTCCACTGCGCATTAACCAGTATTCGAGGCCACTCAGCCCACCAGCAGCGGTGATCACCTTTTCGTGAAGGAAGAACGGGCGCAGTGCCGCATTACCGGCCAGTGGCTGGCGCGCATCGGGTACGCGGCCTGTAGCGAAGCTTGCCATGCTGGCGGGCTGGCTCTCCACCAGCACACGACCGCCACTGAACATGCCCATCAGCTCGCTGCCGGGTTTTAACAGCACAACGCCCATCTCCCGGGCAACTACTGGTTTCAGTAAGGCGCGCATCAGGCGATCTCCCCGATGATGATCTGCCCTTCTTCACCCCATAGCTTTGTCACGCGAGAATCCCAGATATGGGAGTCATCAGCATAGATGGCATCCATCAGCGCTTTTTCCAGATTGTCTTTGTCTGGTTTCTGCTGGTGGGGTTTGCCCGCCATTGCCTGGCGCTTCTTCTTGCTCCAGCTCGGTGGCATCGGGAGGATAAACGTAATGTGCGCTCCGGCTTCCGGTAGCTCGACGCCCAGCAGCCGAACGTGATCGCAGAAAGCGCGGTACCGTAAGACCTCCGGGCGCTTTTTCCACTTATCAGCCCTAGTCATTCTGGGCTTGCCCATCGGGGTGATGTTGTAGGTCTTCACGCTCACCTCCAGATCGGCTGCTGGAAGGTCTTATCCTGCCGCGGGGCTTTATTAGCCTCCGGCAGATAAGCGGTGAGCGTCCAGTGGATCAGATCGACATCCAGGCTTCGCACAGTGCGCACGTCATTGGCGCGATAGCGGGCCTCAAGTTCGTCCACTTCTTTCGAGGTGAGTTGCGTGTGAATGAAGTTAGTTTTCTTCATGCCGCCACCTGGTAGCGCGCAGGCAAAAAGAAATCGCTGGCCCCGGAAGAGGTCAGTTGAAGTGTTTGCTTAAGTGTCTTTTTGATTGGTTTTTGCGCCATGGTCTCTCTCCAGTGGCGCAGCAGGTATAGGTTGTTCAGGCCTATGACGGGAGTGTAACAGAATTCTGCGAAACGCGATAACCAGCCCGCTCCAGCATCAACGTGAAGAGTGTCGGCGTTCCTACAATTTCATCAGGCTGGAGCGGCATAAACGATACTTCGTCACCACGTCTGTACATTAGCGCTCGCTCGCATTCCGGAAATGTGTGCAGTCGTGCAACGATAACCCCATCGTGACATCTGATGACCGCATAGCCCTTTTTTGGTAATTCTTCTGTTTCTTTCACCGCACCCCTCCACCCGGGAAACTAATTGCATGCTGTATTAATAAAACCAGTCGTCTGCGCTTTCCCAGGTCTGCTGAAGGATTTCTTCAACCGTCTTTTTAACCTCTTTCTCACCACCATAAACACTTAACCCATCCGAGCCTGCGCGACGTATCACCAGACTGCAATCATCGAACTGGTTCTGGAGTCGTTTTAATAGTTCTTTTTCCAGTGCCGGAACCGCGCCCTTAGGAAGTTCTTTAGTACGATCAATGGTTAACTCAACTTTCATAATTGCCTCCGCTGCATCAACTGTATATTCATACAGTATACCTGTGAGCTGATTTGATCAATGTTTTAAGAGCACAAAATGCCTGTCGAATTTGAAAAAAAAGAAAGTACAGCGTCACAGTGCGCTCATGAAAAAGGCCTCCGAAGAGGCCCTGGCTGTCGATATGGGGATTCCCATATCGCTTGTATGGTAGGTTATGCGGCCTGTTCCCGCTCTCCGCACATCTCCGGCAGGTTTGCACGTACCTGTGCCTCAGCGGACAGCAGCGGGACAGCATTGTGGCTTATGGATGTATTTCAGAACGAAAAAAAACCTCCCTGTTGGGAGGCTTTTAATTATTGCGAGGCGTACCATGACTGAGTTGCTTGATCAAAACCTTCATCAAATTAATCAGTGCAATAATTACGCCTCCTAGTGTACTTATAGCAATGTCACTCATGTCAATTTTCTCCATCCCGAGCATAATGCATATGACAAAGAAGGTGAAAATGCTTAAGCAAAATGTATAAGTTACTGATTTAAAGATAAATCTCATGGCCTGAAAGTCCCCTCCCAGGCGCGAGGTCACCAGAGTTGTTCAGGCTCTGGTGAAGTAATTATGGCTGGTTGTTCATGGAAAATCAAAAACAACTATTCTCCCGTGAACATTTTTTTTGCAATGAACGAGCAATCATTTGTTGTTGAGGCGACATTTTTACCAAAGTCGAAAGACTTTCCGATCTTTCCCACTTTCTCTGGTTGCACACGATATTTACTGACCATCTTTGCATATTTATCGGCAAGATAGGTTTCCCAATTCCCTGTCTGCTTTCCCATATATCCGTAGAAACAAGCGTTATGCAAATCTGTATAAAATTCAGCGATAGAGACAGGTGCTATCCATTTTAGCTTCCCTGACTCGTTAAGTTTTTCAGCCTCATCCACAGCCTTTTTATCCCAGCATATCCCTGTACCCTCATTCGCAGTGTTCTCACTCTGCAGGTATCCGTTGTCGTCTTTAGTCCAGATACACCTTATGTCGTAATCCTTGTTTACGGTTACAGCATATGGGCGATCTAAGTTCTCAATAATACGACCGAAGCTATCTGCTTGCGCCACGCCTGCTGCACCCATGAGAGCGAGTAACAGATAATTATTTTTGAATTTCATATAGCCCCAAGAGCATGAATATCATCAGGTTTACTTAAGAATAAGTGCACAGGCCATGACACTACAAGGTCAATGAAATAACGCCCTGCACAAAAATAATAAATTTATACAGGGCATTGGTAATTATCAGATCACCATACAGTAATGCTTATGGATTCACCTCCTGCTGCGCTGCTGCTGCTGCGAGAAGTCTACTCCAGGCATCTTTTGAGTCTTCTGCCCCATGGTCGATAATTGAATCGAACTCGTCCAACACTGCCATTGTCGGCTCAACCGGCACCAGTGCATAACCATCCGGGATTACCGGAGAGTTGCCATCGGCACCCTGAAGCATGGCACCACGGCAGGCATTCCAGGCATCAGCGGCAGCGTGCCTCCGTTCTTCGTCCCACTGGTAAGCCACTCCGTGGGGCGGACGGATGCTGGCAAGAATTTCGATGCTTCCCGGCGTGGCCTCTTCTGGCACTACCGGCACTGGCGGGGCGGTAATTTGAAACTCAGCATTAAGCGGCTGGGCTTTCAAAACAAAATCAACCTGGTCACGGCGTATGGTTTGCCACTCCGTTACCTGTCCGTTGTATGCGTTTCTGATGCGGTATTGATAGACCGGTTCAGTCGGGGCCATCAGCGCTGCCAGTGCGATTTCGGACAGGCGCAGGCGAATAGCAGTTTGCTGGGATGGAATTAGCTCGTCACGCTCGCGGCAGAAATCAACTTCTTCACGCGCTTGATCGATTAACTGCTTATTGGTGAATTTAGCCATGGATTAGTCCGCCCAGTAAGTAAGTTCTTCCGCCAGGCGGTCATCTGCCTCGGCCTGATTCGGGATATCAGCATCGGTTTCAATGCTGGCTCCTGCAAAATCACGAGCGCAGGCTTTCCGGTGCTTCCGGTTACCCATGCCCCATTCTGGGTTTTTCAGCTCTTTGTTCCATGCGCGCAGCATGAGTTTCATTGGTGACTTAGCCATCTCAATCCTCCCCGTTGATGCGGATTCCAGCTACCCGCAAAGCATGTTCAACATCGTGACGAGAAAGCCACGGGCCGTTATCTTTTGGGATCATGACGCCGCGTTCTGCTTCGTTAATCGGATGACCCGGGCGAACTGAATAACCAGTGGGGAGCGTAACTTTCCCACCCTGCGCACGCACTTCAGCCAGGAAGACGTCGGTCTCTTTGAAAGGGTTTTCAGCGTTGACGTCGCGGGATACATACATGTTCACTTCTGACACATAATCGAGAGGTACTGAAGCGTAGAGATATTCGTCTTCCTCGTTGACAAACTCTCCGTGGTTTTCGCTGATGTCGGTGAGCAGGCGCAGCATCTGCCCGTTCTCAGCCGCCAGCGCATCCCGCTGCTTAGTCGCTTCCCGCAGCGCCAGGGTGGTGCAGTCCAGCCGCTCGGCCAGACGGGAAACAATCTTCGCCATATCGATGATCGCCGTGTCGCTGCTCATCGCCTTCGCAAACTGATGACCCACGGCCACCAGCTCTTTGTTGCTCAGTGAATCACTCATGTGATGCTCCTCGGTGCGTATAACGTTCCATGTCAAAGTCGATAACTGCCCGCTGGTCGCGGAAGACGCCGCAGCGCCCGTGGCGGATAAGTTTCCCCTGCTCAACGGCAGCCCGGATGTATTTCTCGGCGGTAGTGCGGTGCAGGCCAAACATGGCGGCGACATCTCTGGTCGTTGCGCGGCCATGCTTTTTCACCAGCTCGATAATCCAGGCGATGAACAGGGTGCGCTCGCTATGCGTTTTTGGTCTCGGCATCAGTTAAGCCCTCCCCGCCTGGCGCAGGCACTCTTTACGCCGTTTGGCGATCCGGGCAACTTCGACAGCACTGCAGGCGATCCCGAACATGTCCGAATACACCGCTGCGGCGCGGCGCCACAGTCCCTTTTCTTCCAGCGCCTTCGCTTTCTGCTCGGCGGCCTGCATCTTCACCGGGTCGCTTTTCTCCTCCATGCACGGAAGAATCACATCCGGAATATCGGCGTGCGGTGCCGCCGTATAGGTGTACTGGACGCTGTTGCGGGATCTGGTTATCACCCCATCGTCGCTCAGCTCGCGCAGCAGCTTGCCTGCTGTAGCGCCTGACATATCCAGCGCTTCGGAAACGTCGCCGACGGCGCAGTTCGGCTGGTAGCGCACAAAGATAGCTACCTGGTCTTTCTGGGTTAATAGTTTGGTCATTGGTCATCACTCGATTTAGTTGGTTAAACCTGCCGCTTTGCGGCGTTTGTACTCTTCCATCAGCAACTGTGCCGGCGTTGGCCCTGCCGGGTGCTGCGGTGCTGCAAGCTGGCGGCGAATCGGCGGGACCGACAGGCCGTTACTGACGTGCTTGCTCCATTTCGTTAACAGCTTTTCTGCCAGTTTTTTAAGCTCCCCCTCTGTCATCTGGCGTTCCACGCCCGTTCTGCGCATCTCAATGCAGATGTGGTACAGCACCGGCTGCGGCCACGGGTATTTGTCGCTGCCTGAATACCGATAGGACTCGTTGCGCCAGCGGCGATACTCCCCCATGACACTCTCGGAAGTCAGGCCGAAGGCGTTCGCACCACTTTCCGAAACGAGCGACACGAACTCAGCGAGATCTGGCGGCCAGGTGTTCCCACCCACGCAGCGCTCCATGCACTGCTAGGCAGACCAGACTGATTTGCTGTTCAGTCATCGAACCGATCTGGGCTATCCAGAGCGGCGAAGGTTCCGCCCCATTCTTCTGCGTCCACCGGTTCGAGAATACTTCCCCCATGACCTGCCACAGGCGCCATGCCGTTTCCGTTGCCATCAAGTCCATTGCGACGTCTCCACTCTGCGTGTGCTGACTGAATCTGCTGAACAGCTCTGGATGCTGTAGGCTCTCCCCGAACTCCTGCATTGGCCTTACCTCCGGTTTCCGGTTGTTTTTTCGATCTCACCAGCACGATGTGCCGGGCAAATTTTTGTTCCCACTGGACCTGGGTGAACACCTTCCCTTCGGATTCCCAGTACGACGCGAACTCTGCGAGTTCCGTAGCCAGGTAATCAGGTTCTGGCAAAGCTACCCCCCACATAGCCGCACGCTGGCGGAAATCTCTGGATGGTAGCCACACGCTGGTCATGGTGAACTTCCCGATCGGCTCGTCCAGGCCCTCAAGGTATCGGGCTGCGGTGGGTTCAACAGGTGGCTGTCCCACTTCCGAATTTTCTTGCGCTCCCTCGTTAAGAGAGGGGTTTAGATCTTCTCTTCTCTTCTCTTCTCTGGTCCGCTTTTTGTCCGCATCGCCTGCGGACATCTTGCGGACATTTCGTTTCCTATCGGCCTCCTGTGCCCGCCGCTTTGCGGACTGTCCATTGTGTTCAGAAAATCTTGGCATACAGAGGCTTACGTCCGATTCTTCAAGCCAGCCAACATTGATCAGAGCCTGCGCAAAGCCTACAAAGCCGATCATGTCGTTTAGCGTTTTGGAGGAGTAACCTTCAAGCTCTCCATCAACTGAGTGGGCATCAAACAGACACCATGTAGCATGCAGTGCGCCAACTACGCGCAATCTGTCCGCATCCAAAGCGGACGCAATGCGGACGACTTTCGGGTGTGTGTGCAGATCTGCACGCATCTTGATCCAGTCTCCAGCCATTACAACTCTCCTGCCGTGGATGATTCATTGGTCATTGGTCAAAACTCGATTACGTAAAAAGTGGTGCAAGTGCCTGGAGGTGAGCGATCATCACCCCGGCAAGTTCACCGGGTAAAAGTGCTGCGTTAGCCAGGAGGTTCTCAAAGCCTTCCTTCGCCTGTTTCTTAGTCGGCAGGCCCAGCAACTTCGCCTGGTGGTGCTCTCCGGTCTCTTTTATTGCCTCGGCCACCAGCTCGATGTCGGTTTTACCCTGACGGAGGCCATGTTTTCTGGCGATCTCAATCGGCATTGCCATGCTGATCGCGTCCGCGAGTTGCATGACGTAAGCCGTGTACTTGCTGGAATTGGTTTCGTTTTTCAGGTAGCGATAAAGGTTCTGTTTGTTAACTGTGATCCCTCGCCCGCCTTCTTTTGACCACTGTTCGGCCACCAACTGTGTAACAACGTCCTGCGCCTGGCCGGGTAGATTAAGCTCCCATTCCCGAACGGCGGTCAGGATCGCCTGGCGCCGCAAGTTATCTCTGCGGCGAGGTTCATACTGATTTTTAGTTTTCAGCGGAGCGATAGCCTTCTGGTTATCATGCTCATAAGTAATGGCTTGCATTTGTACTCCTTAACCATCTGTTAGTGGTGGGAAAACCTCATCTAAAGAACAACGCGCGCCCAGAGCATTTAGCGCAACTACTATACGGCGGGAGTCTTCCAGACTTGGAGTTCTCAGATTCGATTCATAGTTCGCCAATCGTGGTTGGTTCCAACCAATCTGTTGTGCAAGCGCCAGCTGGGAAATGTTTGCTTTTTTACGATAGTGAGAAATTAAGTTCATCCGACTCTCCTGTAAGATGTGAGCATTATTCACATATCGTGAATTGCATGTCAACATAATCGTGAATCGATAATGATTCACTATGCGTGATAAAATCGACTCATGAAGACAATTGCAGAACAGATCGGCGAGCGTATTAAGACGCTGCGCATCCAAAAGGGATTGAGCCAGGCCCAAGCTGCAAAGTTATGCGGGTGGTCAGCTGCTTCTCGTCTCGCCAATTACGAATCCGGTCTAAGGAACGTTGGCGCTGACGATGCAATGGTTTTAGCCAGGATATTAGACACCACGCCAGGCGAACTGCTCTTTGGTGAGCGTGGTGATGAAGATAAATGGCTTACAGAAAAACAAAGAGAAATGCTCAGTTTGTTCAAGCAATTGCCTGAAACTGAGCAAGATAAAATGATTGAGATTTTTCAAGTCAGGCTTAGAGAAATTGATGAATACGTTGAGAAGTACCTTCGCGGAAGGTTCAAGCCGATGGATGATCAATCTGAACCAAATAGCTAATTTATTCTCACCCTCCCAAACCAGCTTTCTTGCTGGTTTTTTTTCGTCCTTACCCCAAAACACTCACGATTTGTGAAAAATAAAATTCACTTTTTGTATTGACGTGATATTCACGCCGTGTGAAACTTCGAGCATACCAAGCAGCAAGTAAGTCATCCAGGCAGGACGCCCACGAAGTAGCTGCCGGCGGCATACGAAACACCGGATGAGATGACAAAAGCAATCGCGCAGCAGGCTTTACCGTTCCGTCGGCCAGACGTAAATGGCAATAAGGAGATAACCATGATCGACTATGCACGTAACCCCGTAAAACAGCAGGCCATTCGCCTTAACATCGTTGAAATCTTGATCCGCAAGTTCTGCTACTTCATGGCGCAGAAAGGCAATCCAGAACTAAACGCATGAGCATGTTCTTCGCCTTAATCATTCCAGTCTGCGCCCTCACTGGGGAATGCTCAGACATCATGCTCGGTCTCTATAAAACCGAAGCCATTTGTGAAGCAGCTGCCGCAGAGCAGCACGTGAAAGGACAGTGTTACCCGTACAAACCGGCTGACGACCAACAGCCAGCGTTACATTTTTAATCGAGTTTCGACCAATGGCTGTTACCAGCCTGATGCCAGGTGCACATGGCATCGCGATGGTAATCCCGCCATCACAACCAAACAGGAGACGAAGACCTGTTCTGGTTAAATTGGAAAAGTTCTCTTTGCCCGTCGCCCGTGGCGGGCCTTTTTTCCGGAGGATTTATGTCAGCGAACGAACTGGCATTGCGATTCAGCAGCGCACCTGCAGAGAAGTTGATCGGCGTTCTGCCGGTTCTCGAAGTCAAAGAGGCGCTGCGCAGTGAAGTTGAAGAGGACGTGTTGGATGAGGTCTGGCAGGAGCATCAGTTTGAAATAGAAGCTGTTGAGGAGCAGACCGAGGAAGCGAACCGCCTGGCGCAGAAGTTTGAACTGGTTGCGGAGACGTTCGGAACGGCGATTAAGCTGGCTCTCACCCTTCCGCACTGCGAAGCGATTTAGGTTCTGCAGGATGCCATTGAAGATAATCCGGGCTACGGCCGGGATCCAGTGAAGGGATAAGGCATGGAATTTGGAATGAAACGAGTGATGGCATCCGTCCAGGCCGTTGCAGTTCTGGACAGAATCTACTGCGGCACACCGGTACCGCTCGCCACACTGAGTAAAGAAATGAAGCTCTCGGTTTCTTATCTGGAGCAAATCTTTAAGCGGTTGCGCAGCGGCAATCTGGTGACCTCGCACAGAGGGCCCGGCGGCGGTTACAGCCTGCGTGAAGGTGATATCTCAGTTTCAGCAGTAATCCGCGCAGTAAGCAAGATCCCGTCGAACACCACGTTCGACCCTGTGCTGGATGCGCTTGATGGCGTGCTTGTCTCCCAGCTGGCGAAAAAAACCAGCGTCCAATAAGCACAAAACCCGCGCAAGGCGGGTTAAGTACCCGGTCAGCCGACCAAAGCTTTCCGGAATCGAGTTTTGACCAATGACCACTACCCAAGGCGGCGATCATCAGCTGTTGGGTATCTTACACCCAAATGAGGCTCCAAGATGGAATTTTTTTATCATATTAAGGCAACCCAGAAATCAGGAAAACCTGACGGCGTTCTGTGGTTTACAGCCAAAACCGAATCGCGCGCAGCGCTGCAACTGGATGTCGAGCTGGAAGACGCTGACATCGAAACCGGCCGCGGCAAAGATTACCTGAAGCCTGTCCGCACCGATTTCCCGGTTTTCAATGATCTGCCGGAAGAAAGCACCATCGATTACTCCTGGTGCGAGCGCTATCAGCTGGCCGATGACCAGCGCACCTGGAACGTGATCCCGGGCGCCGCATCTCATAACGAAACCACCATCGCCACGGACAGCGCCACCAGCGATGAGAATCAGCCTGCTGCTGTGGTAACCGCCACTGATACCGCAGATGTGGGCAGCACCTCCCTGCTTGAAAATCGCACCCCGGCTGTCCGCTTAGCTGTCCATCTGCTGGGTGACAAATACATTTCGGAGATCAGCCAGGAACAGCAGATCGTCGCCAACGAGCTGGTGACCGATGAGGGAAATGTTTATTTCCAGAACCTGCTGCAGGCCAAAAATGACGTTTCTGATATTGGCGAACTCAGCTTGCATGCCGAGTGGAAACTGGTTCAGGCCATCAAAGCCATCTTCCCGCAGGATAAAGAACATGATCATGCGCTGCTGGCCGTCTTCATGTCGAGCTGGATTAAAGCCGAAGCTGACGAGCACAATAAGCTGGTTGACGACTGGAAGAGCGGAAAGCTTCCAGTCAAGGAAGAACCTGAGAGCTTGTTTGAGCATGGCCTGAGGATCAGTAAACATGATGACGGGGGCGCTCATTATCCTGTCTGCAAAATGCCATTCCGCAAACAGCTCCTGGCTCAGTTGACAGCTGACGAACTGCGCCATCATATCAGCCGCAAAGTACACGCGGAGCTTCACTTAATGGAAATGGACACGGATAACGGATATGTCCAAAACCTGCTACTGGCCGCAGAGAATTTCGCAGAAGTTAAGGCTTTTGATACCAAGGATCTGTGGCGCTACACGAAGGCGATTAAAGAAGTTTTCAGCATGGAAAAACGCCATGAGCTGGCGTTACTTTTACAGTTCACGAAAGCCTGGGTAGCCACCCCATATATCGATCGCGGGATCCTGACGCGCGAATGGGCAGCGGGTAACCGCATTAATCTCGTGCAGCGCACAGATGCTGGAACCAATGCCGACGCCGGGTATGTAACTGACCGCGGCGCTGATGCGCACCACACCCTGGACACCCTCGATCTTGAGATCGCCTGCGCCCTGTTGCCTATGGATTTCCATCACTTTGAAATCCCTTCCAGTGTTTTGCGCCGCGCCAAAGAGATTGTTGCGAACAAAGAAGAGCCATGGAAATCCTGGATCAAGATTCTGCGCAATCAACCAGGCGTTCTGGCAGTCAACCGCGCCGCCATCTTCAACCTGGTGCGCATCGCGCCGGAGAATATCCATCTGACGCCAGTTGCTCATCTCGAATACGTTAACCAGACAATGACAGCTGCTTTCTGCCAGGCCACCGAGCTTCTCCCTCTGCCGTCCATCAAATCGGAAGAGGACACTCAAGCCGTCGAACAGCAACACGCTTTGCCGAAATGGGTAGAGGCCGGTGAGCAAAAACTTGCTGGTGAAGATGAAGCAGAAACGCAGGCCCTGCCTCAGTGGGCAAGTGCTACCTGCCAGCCACAGGTCGCGAACCTCGGCGGAGGCGTATTCACTATCGATGGCCTGATGAACGAAAAACAACCAGAAAAAGATGACCGTTCACCAATTAATGAGGAGACCACCAGCGATGTGCAGATGGAAGAGACTAACCCGCAGGAAGGAGAAACTGGTGATGCGGTACCACCAGGCGAAAGCGCTGATGCAACTGCTGCGCAAACAGATGCCGTAGCGGGAACCATCTGCACTGGCTGTGGTACTGAAGGTGGCGGCAGTTGCCCTGACTGTGGCGTCGCGGTTGGCAATGCAACCTATGCGGTGATGGAAGCGGATCTGAAAGAGGAACTGGAGGCGCTGGGGGCTGATACCCCAAACTCGGAAATCATGTTCACGCACCTGATGGTGGATCTCGAAACTATGGGTAAAAAGCCGGGCGCGCCGATCGTTTCAGTAGGGGCCATATTCTTTGACCCGGCCAGCGGGATAACCGGCGCTGAATATTATCAGGTGATTAACCTGGAATCGTCGATGTCCTTCGGGGCCAGGCCGGACGCCAGCACCATTCTCTGGTGGCTTAAGCAATCGCCGGAAGCACGATCTGCAATCGTGGTAGATGATACGGTCGGCCTGGTGGAAGCGCTCGAGCAGCTTCTCGATTTCATCGCTGAAAACGCAGCCAACGGTTCTAAGAATGTGCAGCTCTGGGGGAATGGCAGCTCGTTTGATTGTTCTCTTCTGGAAGCAGCATTTGAGTTGGCCGACACGCCCTTCCCGATCCCACACTGGAATTACCGTGACGTGCGAACTGTCGTTGAGATGGGTAAAGCGGTTGGGCTAAATGCTCGCTACGACATCCCTTTCGAAGGCGATCAGCATAACGCCCTGGCCGACGCCCGCCACCAGGTCAAATACGTATCGGCTATCTGGCAACGCCTGACAGCAATCTGATTTCTTTTATTCACCTTTTGGCCCTGCAAAGGGCCATTATCTGGAGAAGATAATGTCCAGGTTAGTTCTATTATCTGAATGGGCAAAGCGCGAATTTGGAGAACCGGTGCCCGGAACATCCACCCTTTGCAAATACGCCAAGAACGGCATGATTTCACCGCCCCCATGCAAAGTGGGAAAAAGCTGGCGCGTCGAGGTCACGGCCCGGTTCGTTGGCTTATCAGCAGAACCAGAGATAAAGAAACAGGATCACCCGCTCCTGAGGAGGATTTTAGAAGATGGCGCGACCTCGGAAACATAACGTATCTATACCAGGCCTTTCCTGTTTTCTGGACTCGCGCACCAAAAAAGTTTACTGGCGGTATAAGCATCCTGTTACTGGGAAATTTCACGGCCTCGGCACCGATGAAAGTACCGCCAAAGAAATTGCCATTGAAGCTAACAGCCGTTTAGCCGAACAAAAAATGAGGCATCTGATCCGCGCTAAAAATGACATCAACAAGCGCCTGGGCGGAGCCGCAACGATCAGCGAGTATTTGGTACGGTACAGAAAGCTTCAGGAAGAGCGGCTGCAACAAGGCGAGATTAAGCTAAATACATTCAAGCAAAAGGCCTCACCGTTAAAGGTTCTTGAGGAATCTTTGGGGCCACGCCAGCTGGATGAGATTACCGTGAAGGATATTGTTTCGATTCTGGAAGATTATAAAGAGAAGGGGCATAACAGGATGGGGCAGATTTTCAGGAAGGTTACGATCGATGTGTTTAAGGAAGCGCAGCAAGTCGGAGAAGTCCCGCCCGGATTCAACCCGGCGCTTTCCAGCAAGAAGCCCCATGTAAAAATCAGCCGGCAAAGGCTTACTTTCGAGGAGTGGATGCTTATCTTCAACGCGGCGGAAAAAGACAATTATTTTCTTCAACGCGGTATGCAGCTGGCCATTATCACCGGACAGCGCCTGTCTGATATATGCAACATGAAGTTTACTGACATCCAGGAAGGTTGTCTGTGTATCGAGCAAAGTAAGACCGGATACAAGCTGGCCATTCCTCTGGAGTTACGCTGTAACGCGCTTGGACTCTCGCTCGGTGAAGTGATCTCATCGTGCCGCGACAAAGTTCTGAGTCCTTACTTATTGCATCATCACCACGCTAAAGGGAAAGCCAAGCGGGGCGGCATGGTTAAACCGGCAACCTTAACTGTCGCATTTAGCAAAGCGAGAGATAGCGTCGCGTACGAGTGGGATAAAAACGGCACGGCACCGAGCTTCCACGAACAGCGATCTTTATCGGAGCGGCTATATCGCGAGCAAGGTATAGACACTCAAGTTTTACTTGGGCACTCCAACATACTCATGACGAATAAATACAATGACACTCGCGGAAAAGGCTATAAAAAACTGGTCATTTAA